AGAGAGAGAGAGAGAGAGAGAGAGAGAGAGAGAGAGAGAGTCAACCATGGCTCAGTTGGCACAATCTGGAGTTCGAGTTCGTCGACTCATCACTCAGCTACCCAGAGCTTGTCCTGAATCTTGAGATGGCCGTCCCTCAACTTCCCTCGAAGCGATATCCTCCCTGGGTCTACGCTCAAAGTAAGACGAACCTCTCTTAAACTCTCTCGAGTCAGGGAAAATGCAAGAAGTCTGGATCGATCATCTCAGTCGTCTCCTAAAGTCATTAGAGTCGGAAAAGAACGGTCGAGCTATTCATGAACTCCGTCGCTCCTTCGAGGCCGGAAAGAAACAAGCTCGTCTTCTTCCTCAGGTCGAGGCCATCTATTTGGCCTCGAAGGATCGAGATGACTTCAAACCCGAGTCTGACCCGATCCTCTACCAGACCTGGTTCAACCAACAGAAGTTCAAACTCACTCTCGGTCTGAAGGAGGTGACTCTGGTCTCGACTGGCAATCCGGCTCAACTCAAGGCCAACATCTATCGACTTTTCTCGAAGTGGGATCCCAACCTCTATTCGGCTCCTCCCGAGGAGAAGATCTCTCAGAACTTCGGAATCTCGAGCAAGCGGTTGAAGATGGCTATGAAGCAGATGAATCGATTGACCGATGAGCAACTTGCAGCGATGGTTGCGAAGATTCCTGAAGGACAAGAACTCGACGTGATGAACACGGCAAATCTTGAAGAACTCCTGTCATCGGAGTCGGCCCGTGGAACTGCGTCTGCAATTGCAGAGAGGGTCAAGAAAGTCATGAAGAAATGAAGTCGAAAAGCTTCTAGACTCTTCGAACCCAACGATGGAGCGTCGAAATAGAAATGCTAAGAAGATCCGATACAAGACCGGTTATTTTCCATGTTCCGAGTGCGACCACATTGCAAAGCGGAAGGGTGACTTGATCAGTCACATGAGGACTCATACTGGAGACAAGCCCTTTCGATGCCAGTACTGTCCCTATGCAGCAGCCCAGAGCAGTGCTTTGAGACGACATCTCAAGAAGCACTTGAAGTGTCCACATTGTGGCTGCTCTTTTCAATCCGAGCCAGAGTTCTATCTTCATGAACTCACTCACGGTTATTGGTGATTCTTTCAGAGCCGAGCTCTGAAAGGATGATTCTACCACCCATCCCACCCTGACCTTCTTCAGGACCTCCTCGATCTGTAGCCCTTGATTCGATCTCCCGCTCATCTTTCGAGTTCACAACCCACCTCTTATATCCAGAGGACGATCCAGAAAGGGTCGAGGAGCTTCTGAGACCTCAGAGATCCATCTTAAAAGGCTTCGAGCCCCAGATTCTGGCTGTTTTCTCTTCTACTTCGGGGCTTCCCCACTACGAAATCTAGAAGCCTATGAGCGGTTCTGGGTGAGGGTCCAGAAATTTTCAGGAGGAAGCTCAGTATTCCTTCAGAGGATCGATGAAGTCGTCCATGTCGTTCACTTCGTCCAGAGAGCTTTCGGACTCGACCGAGGAACTCTCGACTGCGTTCGAATTACTCAACTCGCCGCCGGGATAGACCTGCCTGACTCCCTGACGGAATCCACCAGTGAACTCTTCTTGAAAGCCGATCTCCTGCCACGGCTTCTTATCGATCGATTCAAGAAGATCATCGAGACTTTTGAACTCGTGCTTGTCTCCGACGGCGGTGTACTTCTTTTCGTTTTCCGCTGCCGTCCAGCCGTTCTCGCCTCCCATCGAGAGGATTGCGTATCCCTTCTTGTGATGAACACCCATTCCCTGGTACCTCATCATAAGAGGATCGAGTTTCGAGTTGAGTCGCCGGAGCTCCTCTTTCGTATCCAAATCGCTGAGCCATCTTTCTGAGACGCCCCTCGAGCTCTTATACCAAAAAGTCACTGTTGAGTGACTTTTTTTATTTCAACGCAATCGTGATCTCACGCTCTACTGTTGGCCAGGGAGAGGGATCGTCGGGAAGCCCGCGGTGGCTCCAGGGATCTGGATCGGACGGACGGTCGGGAGACCCACGCCACCGGCACCCGGCAGAGGAACGCTGGGGAGCTGACTGGGTTGAGGAAGGCTCACGCCACCGGCACCCGGCAGAGGAACGCTGGGGAGCTGACTGGGTTGAGGAAGGCTCACGCCACCGGCACCCGGCAGAGGAACGCTGGGGAGCTGACTGGGTTGAGGAAGGCTCACGCCACCGCCACCGATCTGGAGGGCAGGAGACCCGAAGGTCGGAAGCCGGAACCCGCCAGCGGCGCCGAGACCACCGCGAGGAGTTCCGGGGCTGGTGGCGCCACTCGAGCCGGGGCTACCGGGGCTACCGGGGCTACCGGGGCTGGACGCTCCACCTTGCTGGAGCTGAGACATCACACTGACGACGGGCTGAGCCTGGAACGCACCAGGAAGGGTCTGCTGAGGCATCATGAAGCCTCGGGCGGCGCCCGTACCAGCGGACTGCTTCTGGGCGAGCTGCTCACGGAAGCTCTGAAGGATCTGCTGAGCGTAGGGGGCGTACTGCGAACGAGCGATGACGTTCTGGACGAAGGCCTCGAAGTTGGCCGCACCTGACGGCTGCGCCGAGACCGGAACGTGGATGCGACGGCCGTTCACGACGATGATGGGACGGATCGCAGTGGCACGAGGACCACGAGCGGGGACCATCCTGTTCGCCTTGGTGAAGCGCTGAGGATCAAAGTTCGTCACGTTGAGGATGCGAGGGAGGTCCTGGCCAGGTTGGAGGCTGAGGGCCTGCTGCATGAGCTGCTGGAAGTCCTGCACGAGACGGGCCTGGTTCGCCGCTGGCTCCTTGACGCCTCCACGACCAGCTCCACCGCCGCGTCCACCGGAGACCGAGGCGCCTCCAGCACTGGTGGCACCCTTGCTTGCGGCCCTGATCGCCTGAGCGACCATGATGTACTCCTCGAGAGAGTGACGGGGACGGCGAGCACCAGCACCCTCAGCAGTTTGAGCGGAGAGGTTCTGGAGGACCTGAGCGTGTTCCGGGTTGAGAGGGTCAATCGCGTTGGCGAGGACCTGCTGCTCAGTGAGGTTAGCGAACTCAGGGGCACCCGAGGCACGGAAGTTCTGAACGATGTCCTGGACAGTGCCGGCAACGCGGTACTGAGGCCAGTAGACGAATCGTTGGCTGCCTTGGCGACCAGCATACGGGCTGCCAGGGCGGGTAACATAGGCGAGCGCACCCGTGAGCTTGAGTTCACGGCCCGGCTTGGTCACTTGCCAGTAGGTATTCTCACCCTTGCGCGAGGCGCTCTCGAGGTGGCGACGAATGCTTTCACCCGTAAGCTGGCGCTGTTGAGCCGGCTGAACGCCAGCTCGAACAGTGATGCCAGTCATCGTGGGCTGTTGCATGGGTTGAGCACCAACCTGCACACCAGAGATGCCAGGGGCGATAGTAGGGAGACCTTGGGAAGAAGCCATGATACTTTTCACTGGGGAGCGAAGATTTAAGGAAGATTTTCAATTACGACCCGACCGTCTTCTTTTAAGCTTGAACTCTTTTTTCTGACTCGAGACAATTTTTGGTTAGAGCGTTTCTGTGGGCAAGGCGGCCGTGAGTCAATGAGTTACTTTGTCGAAGAGAAAAGGTCTCAGTATAGATGAAATTTTCGATCTTTCTTCTTTGTATCACGATTTTGTGGGTTAAGGACACTGACCTCGAGAAGTCTCTTTAAAGTCCCAGTCAGAAAAAGGCGTTCGTCTTTTTCCGCCAAATCTAAACATGGTCAGCTTCGCCGGCAGCTCCGTCTTTGGGATCATCATCTCGTTGGTCGCGATTGCGATTCTCATCTACAACGTCGTCTATGTGTCTGCAGTTAGAAATGCGCTGAATCAAGGCGGTGCCAACATACCTACAGGACTGAGTGCAACAAGCGCCAACGTTCTTTTCTGGATCGACATTGGATTGATTGTCCTTCTTGGAATCTATCTTCTCTACAACATTTATGTGATCTTCACGACCCAGAGCGACCGAGAGAAACTTCGCGAAGCTCTTCTTCGATCCCAGTCCGGTTATGGAGCAGGGCTCCTTCCAACTCGAGCGGACACCGTCGCCGTCAGGAGGCAATAGACGAATAGAATCTCATTCGATTGAATCGAATAAGATTAGAGTCCACAGAGGATCCCGAGGAGAGCCTGGAAGAGGGCAGGTGTACTGGCCGGGTCGAACGAGAAACCCCTTCCTGTCGACATTTTGATCTCGTATGGAAGACGAGAGCTGGAACCACGACTCGTCGTCTTGGGAACGAACGGACTTGGAGCACCTGGATTCGAGAGGAAGTAGTGATGAATGAGAAGAAGTGCTACTTGTTCAGCCTGATCCGTCTCGAGCGCATTGAGGACGGTCGAGAGTCTCACAATATAGTCGTGATCGAGGGTGAAGGGTTGGGTAGCCATCTTCTCGTTGAGTTGTGAGACAAGAAGATCGTACATCGGCAGAAGATTCTGACCACGATCCTGAGTTGCAGATCCTTGATGAGAAGGATGTGGCTCTTGAACAAGTGGACCCGACATGGTGAGATTTAGGCACTCCCCCTCCCGAACGAGAATCTGTTGATCTCACTTTCAGATCCCTTAAAGCGAGTTGAAAGCTTGAGCATAGCGTCGTGGCGGAGTCGGTTCATCATAATACCAGACACTCGGAGCTGTCTTCTTGAGCCAATCGATGACGTTCTTGGCGGTATTGGGTTGTCCCGCAAACTCATATCCTTGAGGAGTCTCCTTAGCATTGAACTTCTGCGCCTTGATGACGTAGTCGTCGGAAAACTCGTCCTCGTTGACCTGATCATCATGAGTGAAGCAACGAAAGTACGACTTGGGTCCAGCCAGGATGATGCTCGGGAACCAAGTGAAGTACTTCTTCAAGGGAGCCGGAGGCGGCTTCTGTGAGTTACAGGTGAACTTGACGAGACGAACTTGTCCTTGAAGTTGGCGAGAGAGTTCCTCCCATTCCGGTTCGAAGTAATGACAAGCAGGACACTTCTCCTTTGCGCCGTAGATCAGGACTGGAAGATTCAGGTTCTTGTCTGGATCCATCGCTTTGAAATCGAGAAGGATCTCTTAAGATACAGGTTCTCTCTCCAATTGGAGGAAGAACTTTTTTGACACGGAGGACCTATTGAGCAAGGGGGAGATAAGTGTTCAAGATCTGCATAGCCGCCGGCTCGTAGCTGACTCCGTGAATGTCGACTTGATTCCTCATTCTGGCAAGTCGGTCGGCATCGGAGGAAGGGATTCCGTAGCCCATCAGGTGACGGTAGAGCATCATCCTCCGGTCGTACTCCTCTTGTGATTCGCTCGCTTCCTTCGTTGTTGGATCATAGGGAGGAATCTGAGGTGCTTCCGTCACGGCGACTTGAGGGCTAGGAGGGACGATCAACGTCGGCATCGTCGCCTGGATGATCTGAGATGGCAGATAACCCGACGATGGAGCCGGAGTAGGTGCAGGCGCTTGAGTGTAGGTGGTCGATGGAGGAGGAGCTGGAGATGGAGTCGGCTCCGGACCGATCATAGTAGGAGGAGGTGCCGTTCTAGTAGGAAGTTTACTGATCGCGCTCATGTCGATGGAGGCTTGTCCCAGATTCGGGAGAGCGAGTTGATCTGGAGGTGGCAGTTGACCTGTCGTAATCCTGGTGAGGAGATCACGAACCTGAGCCTCGTTCCGCCGTGAGAAGGTCCAGGTACCGGTCGCCTCGTCGTACTTCCCTCGAAGATTCTCAAGGTAGCTCCGATAGTTTATGAGAGGAACCTGGTAGGGGGTCAAGTAATTTGGAAGCCAGCGGACAATGAAGTTGCGGCCCACGGTGTTGAAGGTGATCGGCTGCTGTTGAGTCGGTGCCGAGACGACTGGGGCGGGGGCAGAAGCCGACGGGATGATCTCAAAGAGTGGAGCTTGGGGCGAAGAGATCTGGGGAACGAAGGACGGTTGAGGCGCGTAAGACATCTGACCTCCTGGCAGGATGAGGGGTTGCTGATTCACGGAGGTGGACTGAGGAGCTGGTGCCTGTCCGCCGAACGAGATACTGACTCCACTGATTGGTGCTTTCCAGAACTGACCCGCGGTGCTCACTGGAAGGCTGTACCCACTCTCCTCTTCACTGGATTCGAAGTCCTCCTCTCCCGAAACCGCCTCCTCAGGGAACTCATCTTCAGATAAATCCTCGTCCGTGGGGATGGAGCCAGTCTCATCTTCGTAGTCGTCTGACATGTCTTGGACCCGTTGTCTCAGAAGCCTTTGGATCCCCTGAGAAAAAAGCTTTAGAGGAGCAGTTTCCGTCAAAAAGATGGCAAACTTGAGCTCTCTCAAAGATCCGCTGGCGATCTCAATTCTCGCCCTTGCCGTGGCTGGTGGTTCTTCCGCATATTTTCACAGCGAGATTTCAAAGTTGAAAGAACAGCAGGCCGCAAACACCAAGGAGCTTGCAGACATCAAGAAGCATCTTTCTGCAATCATTCTGTCGAATCCCGAGGCCGGGAAGCAACTCGAGCAAGTTATGAAGGCCGTGAAGATCCTCGACACTCGCCTGACCGAGACACAGGAGAGGATTCGTCAGACTCAATCAGCTGAGAACGTCCCGGGAAGGAAGACCTATCAGAGGATGACCGACAGAACGGGAAGGCCGGTTCCAGCTCTAAAGCGCCCTGAAATTCATCGTCAACCGGAGCCAGAGATGGTGGAACATAATGTTCCTGACATCGATGATGACATTGCTGCGATGTCTGCTTGAGTCTGTATGTTCTCCGACCGATTTGGTCGTAGAACGTTTTCATTTAGATGCGAGCGACGCTGCCCTGAGGTTGGCCGACAGCTCCACTCTGGAGGTACTGGTTGAAGAGCTCGGGCGAGTAACCAGGAGGCATCTGCTGATAACCCTGAGGGAAGCTCTGGGACATCTGCGGGTAACTCTGGGCAGCAGACGACTGACCCGGGTTCAAGTAGGCGCTCAGGTCGATCGTGGGAGCCGGGGGCTTCGTGGGAGAGGAGGCCTGGGGAGCATGATGTCCACCCGAAGGCATCTGCTTCTGCTGGCTGGCCGAAGAGGTACTCGAGGACGACTGACTGCCCGTCGGAGGAGTAGGAAGGGCGGGTACTCCAGCGGGAGCCGGAAGCCCACCCTGAGGAGCAGAGGAGGAACCGGCACCGCTCTTGAGCGAATCGAAAAGAGAGGGAGCCTGACCCGACTTGAGCTGGTCGATCATACTCATGAGAGTGTTCAGTTGCTCAGAGGTAGCACTCTGGAGGAAGTCCTTGAGAACCGCACTCTGCTTAGAGTCGACAGCACCACGCTCAGTCGGCGGGCTGAGGACCCAGCAGGTGCGGACGAAGAGCTGAGGAACGGGCATGCCGTTGCTGTGATAAAGATCACGAAGACAGAAGACGAGACCGCATTCGAAGCTCTTGTTCTCGAGCGTCTTGTAATCGATGATCTCCTCGGTGTACTTGGGGAGGTTGGTCTCAGGATCAATGACGACCTGGCCGTCGGGACCGAACTCGAAGTTCATCTTCTTGAAGGCAGTCTTGTCGTCCATCTTGAAGGACATCTGGGGATCGGTGCCCTCAATGATGTTGCCGGAGTCGTCGCGGGAGTAGAAGAAGATACCACGGAGCTCACCGGGGTTCTCGACAGTGAAGCTGTTCACCTTGTACTTGCCCTTGTACTTAAAGACAATCTGGCGAATTCCCATGTCGAGTTGCGCACAGCCACGTATGTCTTCTTGATTGCGAAGGCGAAGGTTGAGCTTCCACTCAGTCTTGTTCTCCTTGACTTTCTTCTTGACGTTGGCGACAGTCTTGGACAGCTCAAAGAGGGGGTCGGAGAGGCGACCGTTGTAGTTGTACTGGAGGTACGTACGAGTGTACTTCTCCGTCTTAGGCGGAGGAAGCTGGTACTCCTTCGGAGGGTTGGGGGCTTGAAGGTCGTCAGCTTTAGCGTTGGCAACGGGAATAAAAATGGAGGTCATCAGGTCACAAGTTTCTCAAGATCGTTACGGTTTCAAAAGAAGGATTGTGAGACACAGGGCAAGTTATTTTTTGCTTCTCATTTTCGGAGGTGCAGATGTTGGATTGTGGCCTGAATGAGAAGGGGTTCTTCTTGCTTCGAAAGGAGCAAGAAGGATTGTCTAGTTCCCTTAGTAGTCGGCGGCTTCGACACCGTTGGCACGAGCAAGGTCGGCCAAGGAAGCCTGCGTACGAAGCTGAGGCTGTTGACGGAGCTTGACCGGACGGACCATAATCCAGACACGGCCACGGCGATCGCGGTGAATGCGAATCCGACCACGATGATCCGTCTGAACCTTGAGGAGCTGGCGTTTGACTAGAATGTAGATCCGACCCCGTTGATCGACCAGAATGACGATGTCTCGAAGAGGACGGCCCGTCAAGTAGAAACGATCCCAGTCGGCCTGTTCATAGTCATCATGACGCTGTCTATCGTAGTCACGACGGCGCTTTTGCTGTCGACCGTTCCACTGGGCTGGCTGGCGACGAGTAGGCTGCTGACCGTTCCTCTGCTGCCACCACTGATCCCACTGGTCACGACCCTGACTGTTCCAGGGTCCGTTCCACCAATGCTGCTGTCCTTGTTGGTCGACAGGCTCCAAGTCCCATCCCCGATTCCGGGCAGGCCGAGGCTGAGTCGAAGGCCACCAATTCCATCCGTTTTGATTGTTAACGTGATTCTGAAGTCCGTTGCCCGACATAGGTTGGGTTTGATAACTGGATATAATTTCATTCGAGTAGTTGCTCGGATGAACTTTTTGAGATCTCAGTCGAGTCCGGTAGTACTCCCAAGCGACTATTGAAAGAGCGACCGGCTCCAAGCTGAGGAATGCTTATACGGAGAGCCGGATGGAATTTCAGGATCTCATCTGAAATTCCGTCGTGCTCCTCTCCTAAGATGAAGAGGACCCGTTGGTGGCTGAAAACAAGCAAGGAAAGTATCCAGTCGCTCGAGACTGACCCCTCCTTGCTCTAGAAAGATAATGGTGTGAATCTGTCAGAAGATCGAGCTTCTCGCTATGATCCCCTTGGCTGTCCAGTGCTTCGTCACGGGGATCCTGAACTCGACTCCGACTGTTATCCTTCGATCGTACTTCTTCCTCCAGACAATGAGAACCTCGCTCATCCCAAAGATCTCTGCCGTCCGGACGATCTGACCGATGTTCATGTCGCCATGGAGATTGAGACAGCAGACCTTCTCAGGTCGAGACTCCTGAATGTACTTGCTCCTGACGGCTGGCCCGGGAGTACCTGAAGGTCGTCCTGAATGTTGTGTCGCTTCATCGTTGCCGTCTGCAACGGTAAAGGTAGGGGATCGAGTCGGACTGGTCGCAACCTCCTTGTCATTGATCCGGTACTTCTCACAGGCCTGACTGAAGAGCCCACTGAACTTATCGAACCGTTCCTCATCCATATCAGGAATCGGAACTGACCTCTTTACTCGACCGCTCCAACCAATTTCGCAACTAAAGGGAAGGAAGAGAGGAAGAAGATGTCCAGCCGGAGAGCTCAGATCGAACTTCCCTACACCAAGGAGGAGGTCCTGTTCTATCAGAGAAAATATCCTCAACTGCGGATCCGTCTCGATCTCGACCGAGAGACTCTCCGTCTAAAGATTCGAGAAGCTCGGCGTCTGGATGGTCGGCTCGCATCACTCAGAGTCGACTAACTCTTCAGACCAATCGATCTGAAAAGAACCTTTAGAGAAGCATTCGTGCCGTGGCGACGACCTCGCTCGATGACATGAGGGGCCGCCGTTCAGAAGCCGAACATCCATCTCCCTTTCGTTTTCGTCCTCGATACTGAAGTCTTCGGAGAGCACGAGAGGAATCTGGGGTCCAAAGAGTCGGTACTAGATGTACCTGAAGATCTCGAAGAGACGCATCTCAGTCAGGGAGAGTTTTCCTCTTCGCTCTCGCCATCACTAAGGTAATCGTCATCATACTGGCTGGGATCACAAGCGATCTGTTCAGGGACTTTTGCGCTTCCCGCACCATCCTCCTCCGAATCCGATGCATCGGACTCGATATCGTACTCACAATAACAAGTCGACATATTCCTACTCGGGGTGATCTTTTGACTAATCAGATTGTATCCTCGAAGGTCCAGCCGAGAGCCTCGAAGACCTTCCGAGCAATGTTGTCGTTTGAGATTCGGATAGCAGGCGTATCTGGCATCTTCAAATCGCACCGATTGCAGGGGATCCCTCTTCTTCGGCAAAGGATGTAGAGAAGATACCAGGCATTCAGAGCACTATCTCGCTCGTCTCCCTTGATCTCGGCATACTTCTGTGTAAACTGATCGTAATCCTGGATGATCAGGGACTCGTACTCACCAATATCAGGAAGTTTCTTTCGAATCTCCGGATGCATGAAAAGAAATAGGTTGATGTCGTCAAAGAATCCCGAATATCCGATACTCTTGAAGATAGGACGTGTCCGCTCGTAGTTCAGCCCTGACTTCTGAATGTGATTGAAGGCACAGTAATCGTCGAACTTGACCCAGAGTTCGGCTGGAAAGTCGACCTTCTGCTTTCCTTGGTAGCAGCAGAGGGCCTTCAGGAAAGTTTCACGATTTACATAGTTGTTGTTGCTGGATCCGTTGATCCTGGGGAGGTCGCTGAACTCGGCCTCGTAGGTCAGGGAATCCTGATAGAAACCACATTCATAACAGACAATCTTCCCATCCTCGTTCTCGAAGGGTTTTCGACAATATGGACAGACCCCCGATGCCTGAATCGGCTTCAAGGTCAAGTCGAGAGGCGAGTATTCAGTTGCTACTTGAATGAACGATCGGATCAAAGTAAGCTTGGCTGGTGAGAACTTCTTCTCCTCACCAAACTTGAAGTAGGGCCCCTCCTTCTCTCGAAGAAGGTCCCACTCTTCAAGAATGGGAGAGACGCGTTCCAAGTACTCCTTTCTCTTCTCCTCAGAGATCCTCGTCTGAATCTCCTTCTGAAGTTTATCGATCATCGACTGAATCAACTTGACGTCGACGACTCTGAGCTGACCCGACTCGAGCTTTGCCTTGAGTTCATTGATTTCCTTTGTGAGTCTCGGTACCTCCTTAGCTTGGTTCTGGAACTGCTCGAGAACATACCTATGAATCTCGTATATGTCGGTCTCCTCGTCATAGTTGCCCGTTGATGAAAAGGAGATCGCGTTCTTCTGATCAGCTTGAGGAAGGAGACTCCTCCGAACCGAGACCCTCTCCAAGAGAGAGCGTCCTCGACTTCTCGACAACCAACCAATCGGGTATGAATTCAGGTTCCCGGCCTCTGAGGTAGAAGACGACGAGAGCATTTTCCGAAGTCGAGCTGAGTTCAAGACATTTTTCTCGCCTCCCAGAAATGCGAACTGTCGTTTCATTGAGCACTGTTCCGTCAAGGGTGCCCTATCTTCAGCGGATTATCGACTGCCTCCTAAACCAGACCTATCAAGTCGATCGAATCTACATCAACCTACCCTTCTGGTCTCAGCGTGAGAAGAGAGACTATCCCCTTCCCCAACTCCAGAAGAATGACAAAGTCAAGGTGATCCGGTGTCAGGACCACGGTCCAATCACGAAGCTCTACCCAGTCCTCCGGGAGGAGAGGGATCCCGAAACTCTCATCATCACAGTCGACGACGACATCGAGTACGTTCCCGAGAGAATCGAGACTCTCGTCCACTGGGCTCAGGAGCATCCTGGGGCGGCGATCGGAGGCACCGGTTTCATAGTCGGCCCCTGGTGGTGGTTCTATGGAACAGTCCATCGTCCAAAGAAGGCGACTCCAGTCAGTGTGATCGAGGGCTTCTCTGGTTGTGCCTATCGTCGAGGCTTCTTTTCCGATGATTTGTTGAACTATGAAGGAGCTCCTCCTGAGGCCTTCTACAACGACGACGTCTGGATCTCTGGTTACCTGGCTAAGAAGGGTGTTCCTCGACTGGTCCATCCTTCCAATGAGGAGTTTCTTGTCGATCAGAAGCTTCCGGGTGCCCTCTCAGCCAACAAGATCATGACGGCGAAGAAGATCCTCCCGGTGATCTCTCACTTCTACAACCAGGGTCTCTTCCGAGAGGAACAGGTCGTCACTCCCTGGGCGACGGCCGGCTTCTGGGTTCTTCTCCTGATCCTATTAGTTCTTTTGATCGTCTTCATCCTGGTCTGGAAGTACTTCCGGGTCAGTTCAGCTCCAGAAAGTGGCCTGCCCTTCTTGAGAGAGTCGCCCTCCGGAACAGGCTGATCCAATCCTTCTTGTAGAGTTTCTTCTACAAGGAGTAAATGAGAGTCGTCGTCTCCTTGACAACGATCCCGTCGAGAGTTCCTCATCTTCAGGCCGTGCTGGAACAAGTAGGAGGATAACAAGATATCGCATTGCGAGTTTCCTCACGATTCGACCTTGAAGCTGAGTTCAATTTCAAAAACCTTGGTTGCTAGCTAAGGTTTTTTTATTATTTCGCAGCAACTAGACTTGAGCTGAACGGTTGGAGCTCTGGTACATAATAGGTTCCGCGCTTGTCTGGACTCTGGTCCTTCGAGATGAAGACGATCGTGAACCCGTGAGGATCCTTCTCGCCGGCGCGCTTGTAGACGAAGACCGGGAAGGTCCCCTTCTCCATATCAGGATCGAGGAAGGTTCCATGAGTCAGTCCGCCCGACTGATAGGCCTGCTGGATCGTCGTCAAGCAGATTCCGTAGAGTCGAGAGATCTCATCATCGGTCAAGGTCGAAACCAATCGGAACGGATTCAGTCGGGCCCGGTAGAGGATCTCTGACTTCAGGTAGTTACCGATCCCTGAGAAGTACTTCTGTTCCATGAGAAACTTACAGAGTGCGATCTGCGATCGTCGAGATTCCCGGAGGCCATCCGAGAAGAGCTCAAGAGTGACCTGCTCAAAGAAGAACTGTGGCAGACTCGACCGGACCGCTGGGTGAATGTCACAAAAGGGCGAACTGGTCGCCAGGAGATCAGGACCGATCTCCTTCATCTTCTCGATCGCACCCGACCAGGTTGTGATTGTGAAGTTGCCCTGACTCTGAATGTCATCGTACCAGATGACGGTGTCGCTCATGTCGAGAAGACCAGAACTCTTGCCAAAGTGAAGAGCGAAGCGAGCATGGTTCTTCTCGCTCGTGTACTTTTGCAGGGCCTTGTTAGAAATTTCGTCCTTCGAGGTGAAGTAGAACCAGCGTCCGAACATCCCGAGACCCCCATAGAAGGCAATCTGGTTCTCGAAGAAGAAGAAGATCTGCTTCCCTCGGCAGATGATCTCGAGACAAGTTGAAGGGAAGAGTGCACCAACTTGTCCCCACCATTGTGTCAAGTTGTTGGTATACTTGTTGTTTGGAAGGATATCAATCCAAAGGAGGGTTCGTCCCTTAAGACGAGATCGTAGTTTGTCTGTGACTCGGCGAACTTCTGGTGCCTCAGGCATGTCAACTGTGACAATCAAATGAAGACTTGGATCGAATTGCACGTCGTTCAATCGAGTTTCGATCAGATCAATTTCACAAATTGGTCTGTCTGATTCCTAGGAGTTACTCATTCTACAAAGGAGCCTCGATCGAGTTGAGAGCTGGCTCGAGCTGTGAGTCGATCTCTCTCGAGATCCTCTCGACCAGTTCGGAGGATCGATGAGCATTCGCAACGGCGTCGATGAACTGGCGCCGTTGTGCCTTCTTGTCAGCAAGGCTCTTGAGAAGCATGTAGTAACGAGACTGCTGCTCATCAGGTAGATCGCTTGGGTGGAGCTGCCGAACCCTGGAGTAGAGCTCGGTCAGTTCCTTAATCTGTCGATTAAGGTCCGACCGGAGATCATTCGAGATTCGGGTCAGACCGACAACTTTGGCCCGGAGCTCATCTAGAGACTGGAGGAAATTCTGGGCATCCTGACCGACGACCTCGTATCCAAGATCGGCCATGACCCGGCTTGCATCAGCGATGAGAGTCTCATATCCATCAGGATCAGCCAGAAGATCGCTCAGCTGAACGACTGGATAGCCGACGATGCTCTTACCAAGATGAGCTCCAGCAATCGGCGACTTGAGAGCGAACTGCTCCTCGACAACCCTGACCTGATCACCGATTCCATTGTTGGGACGCTCGGCCAAGCAGAGGTTACCTTCGCAGATGAAGGCAGCTCCACAAATGTCGTAGTTGAGGCATTGAAGAGCCCCGACCTTGATCTCCTGGGGTACGACCGCCAAGACAGGACGTCGTTCCATCTGGATCTCCGGAACCTGTCCGAGTCCAGTCTGGGATTGAGGAAGATCAAGTCGGATCAGGAAGGTGTCGCCGGCACGCGTCTGTGCAAAGAGGTAGAGGAGAGCCCGACCGTCATAAAGACGATACTGTACAAGATATCCATGTGACATGAGACGTTCGAGCAGATCATTGTAGACCTGTCCCTTACGAGGAAGCTCGAAACCAATCGAGTTGGGAGAGGAGTTGCTCATCGTCATCATCTCGAGAGGTCCAGGAGACAGATTCGAGATCGTCCGGAGGACGGGCTGCATCGTTCCAACCTCGACGATTGGTTCAAGCGGAACGAGAACGCCTTCTTGAGCAGCTCCCGCGATGGAAGGAATTCTCCCGGGAACATCTTGGGTCAATGGCTCGAGGCGCCCCGAGTAGCGAGGAAGCGGACTGATGTTCTGGAGACTCATAATTTCTGAAGAGAGAGAAAAAAGTCGACAAGAAAATGTCGACGACTCCTTCACCAAACGAACCTAATGATAGTGATAAAGAGGTACTCGATCGCCTCTTTGGAGCTCCAGTCCCCACTACAGACCAGGTCTCGACCAAAGTTGTCTGGTACATCGGTCTCGCTCTTGTTGCGACCGTCGTCTTCTGGATCCTGAGCTCCCTCGAAGGGCCGATCATTCTCAAAGCTGTGACCTTCTTCATCATTATCTTGGGTTTAGATCTTCTTTTCGTAAATTGGCGTCGTTCTCATTCAATCTATCGGTGATTGTCCCAGTAACATCTGGAACAACCTAATGGTCTTTTGAAGTCAGGAGCTCCTTTAGGCGTGCAACTTCATGATAAGGTCACGTGCCTTCTGACCTGACTGATGTACTCGAACTGGGAAGAATTATAGAGAGCGAGGAGAATCCCTCTGATCATTCTTCATCCTGACGGCTTTTTAAGATCAGCACTCTTCATCTATGAAGGGCAGGAGGATTCTGGGCCTGGTGGGGGGAGCTGTCGAATCGGTATTGTAGTATCTGACGATCTGTTCATGATATCTCCTGATGCAGGCCCAAGAAAGATAACAGGCCCGCTCGAAGATCGGGATGTTCTGAGCAATCTCGAATCCCTTGATGTCATTCATGTAGAAATAGAGAGCGACAATCGAGACGATCTTGGCAGCTGTGTTCTGGATCCATTCTCGTCCGGCCTCGCTTGAACGGCAGACGTCGATCACCTTGATGGCCTCACGTTCAAGAACATCTGTATTGTACTCGATTCCATAAGGTGAGAGAAGATGGTTGATCCGCTTGATGTAGAACCGAAGAAGTCTTTCTGGCTCAATCAACATAGGACCAGGGGGAGAGTACTCAGTAAAAGCTTGTTCGATCTCGTTTCGCGGCAGTTTCACAATCTCAGCCGCATAAGCTGGATCGACCGGATAGCCGAGTTCATTGTAGGCCATGAAGACGCAATAGAACATGCATCTGAATTTCCGACTTCCCTTGACTGACTTCGTCCGGGGAGTGTACCGGACAGCAGTCGACGATCCTTTCTCCGCGGGAGTCTTTCCGATCCGATAGAAGATCTCTATCGCCTTGGTCACGACCTCGGTCTCGATCTGGAGTTGCTGAAGAGCGTTCACGATCTCTGGCTGAGCTGTCGCGGAGAACGAACCATAAACGCTATATCCGCCCATGAGAAGCGGATCGATCGATTCGATTAGGTCTAACCGCTGAAAATCTGAAAGCGGAGGAGCTGCGAGAGATTGTTGGGCCATCGTTACTGGTCTTGATTGACGTAGCTATCAAGCTGACGCTTAAAAACCGACTCAAAAGTTCATCGTTCTGGTCTTTAAAATCTTTTTGGAAGGATGGCTTTCAGGATTCCGTACGCTCTCCTCAGTGACGAGCACAAGGTACTCATCAAGAAGGATCTTTCACTCAAGGAGAAGTCGGCCGGTTACAGCCCATGGAAGGGAAACCAGAAATGGTCCTCTCAGTCGGTCAAGTCGATCGACTTCTACTTGATCGACCAGGAGCATCCAACCTACCCGGAGCTCGGTCCTGATCTTCTCATTCCGCTCTACTACGCATCGACCCTCTTCAAGACTCCAATTCCAAACCGACGCCGGACCTATCCGCGTGTGCCCCCGTTCCAAGTGAAAGTTCAACCACGGGACTATCAGGTGGAGGTCATCAACATCTCGATTCGCAACTTCATGGAGAGAGGAACAACCTTTCCGAACGTCTTCTGTTCTTATGGGAAGACCTACGTCGCTGCTTTTTTTGCGGCGATGTTCTCCCAACAGTACGGTCTGGCTACCCTCGTGACCTACCCGAGAAGAATCATTGGTAACTCCTGGCTCGGCACCTTCCAGGAGAAGACCACTGCCAAGATCTACGTTGTCGGTGAGACTCAAGGTCCTCCTGACCCCGACGTTCAAGTTTTCCTCTGTATGGACACTCGGCTCAAGCAGCTCGATCGCGAGATTCGACAGAAGATTGGACATTTCGTTCTGGACGAGGCCGACTGCTTCTGCACGGTCGGCCATGTCGAAGGACTTCTTTCGGTCGAGCCGATGTTCATGACGGCGTTGACTGCTACCTACGAGCGAGACGATGGCTTCGAGAAGATGCTCGATCTTCTGGTCGGTCCAGAGCGGATCATTCGGATCTCAAAGAAGCCCTTCTTCGTCTTCCAGATTCCGACCAAGTACGAAGTCGAACCTCGAATCGGGCCACGTGGTGTCATCTTCGGTAGCATTGTTGAACAACTCGACGCAAATCAGGAACGAAATGCGATGATCATCCAGCTCGTCCTCGACAATCTCGATCAGAAGATCCTGATCGTGACGAAGCATGTTGAACATGCCAAGAATCTTCATCAATGGCTCCTCTACTACCTTCAGGGAACGGGAAAGACGGTCTCGATTCTCGTCGGCAACACCAAATCCTACAACGATGCCGACGTTCTCATTACGACCTTCTCGAAGGCAGGCCGAGGCTTTGATGAGGAGAGTGGCTGTCTCAACTGGGGAGGACGTCGAATCGGAATGGGAATCTTGGCTGCCTCGACCAAGAAGATCGAGCAGCCGGCCGGCCGATTTCTGAGGGCAGAGATTCCGGTCATCTTCGACATCGTCGACAACCAGAAGAATCTGAAGGATCACTGGCGCATCCGGAAGAAATGGTACGAGTCCAGAAACGGTCAGATCTTCACGATCGACGGCCGCTTTGTCTGGTCTCAGCATCGCGATCGAATGATTGCCGACTACTTCGCGTCGTTACGGTTCAAGGGACCTGAGGATCCTGGAACTACAACCCAGTCGCCTTCACAGGTCAAGGCTCAGATCCGGGATGACATAAGTCAGGCCTCTGCTCGAAGCCTCGCTTCCAAGATGAGTCTGGCCGAGATGAAGACAGCGAGCTGGTAATTTCGTTGTGATCGCAACGAAATTTTTCTTTCTTCTAATAAAGGATGGAATGGTATTGGACGCTCCTGATTATTGCTATTCTGATATTGGTACTGGCTGGAGCGATTGTTCTTGGAATCCAGCTCATCAGGAATGCTTTCAAAGGAAAACCCCTTGGCGCCGCCTGTTCCCTACACACGGATTGTGATGGATGGGGACCAGGTCCCAATGATGTCGCCTGTTGTCTAAATGTGTGTACACGAAAACAGGCCGATTGGGCTGGAATTGGGTACTGTCCACACGAATGTCGAGA